TAGCTCCTGCTTCTGCTTTATTTGCAATCTGCATGCCTCGTTCAAAAGGTGCTCCTAATATACTCATATTAAAAATGCTCCTAGTAATGCTGAGCCTATGTTAGCTCCCATTCCTTTCATTTGTGAGCTGTAGTTAGACCTTGCGTTTTTGTAAGCTTGAAATCTATTTTGTTGCATTCCCGCAGCATCTTGCAACATGCCTAAAGAATTTCTATTAACACCTTGTCCTATGTTAATAAGGTCAGCCATGGTAGCTTGATTAACTTCTCTTTGTGCTATACGATCATTGTTAATATTGTCAGCGGTAGCTAAAGAGGACCCTCTTTGAAAAGTTTTAGCCTGTTGTTGTCTTTGTGCTGCAGATAACCCTGCTCCTCCATACCTGTCTATGTTTCTAGCATTACTTTCTTTAGCTATTCTGTTTTGTGTTACAGAGTCTTCTCTTGCTTGGTCTATTAGCTTTGTACTATTTCTTGACTCTAATAAACGTTCTTCAAAACCTCTAAAGTTATCAATGTACCTATTGTAATCTCTAGTAGTAATCTCATTCAAAGTTTTTTCTGGATCATCTACTACAGGTAAATTTCCTATCATGTAATTATTAAACTCGCTCATCCGAATAAACCTCCCATGAGCCTATCACCAATAGTACCTCTTCCAGGGTTTTCGTCACTAGGATCAATGTCTTTTTTTAATCCTGTACTTCTATCTAACCCTCCCCCAAAAAAAGTTCCTCCAGCCGCTATGTTAGTTTTACCTGTTTGATACGCTGTACCAGCTAGTTGCTTGCCGAAATCAATGTTAGCTTGTCTATTTTTAAGTTTTCTTTCTGCTGATTGTAAAGTGGCTGAATTTTCTAACCTAGCTAAAGTAGCTAAACCTGTAGTAGCATCTTGTTGTTGCCCTCTTGCGCCTGCTAGACCACTTAGAGCTAAATTCTTTTGCGCTTTTTCTCCGCCTGCTCTTGCTCTTAGTACCTGAGCGCCTGCTGCCGATGCTGTATCTGCAGCTGAGTCTACAGAACGAGCGGCTATTAAAGATGGCTTACTTAAGGCTTGTTGGGTATCTGCTCCAGCTCTTCCAGCCAATAAGTTGTCTACATTTTGAGACATAGCATCTGATACCATTTCAACCATAATAGGGTCATAATTTTCTGCAAAGTATTTATTGTCTGCATTAGCTACCGAAGCATTTATTTTTTCTGCTTCACTAGCTTCGTACTCTGATTTTTTAGGTTTACTAGCCATTCACTTCTTTCCTATAAATTCGTGTGTCTAACTCCCAGCCTATTTGCTTTGTGTACGATTCCATTTCTGGAACTCGTGATCTCGCTTCGAGATACTTACAACCTGCTTGTTTTGCTAAGTCGTTAAACCATTCGTTGTGGGCCAACCAATTGTGGCCTCCTTTATTGTAAGTATACGCTATCCATAGCAACAATGTCTTGTCTTTTGTAAACGTGTCAACCTCTACAGTTAGCACCAAAAAACCTACAGAAGAAGTATAAAGAAAGGCTCTTTCGTTTACACATTCACTGTAAACATCTTCAGGAATAAAAGTTAAAAGCGGATTGTCTTTTAGTATGTCGACTATGCCTGGTTTTACCTTATCCCAACACTTCAGTATGTCAGCATGCTTAGGTAACTCAGTAGTCGATTTCCTTTCCGTACTTTCCATACCGTCTCCTTGGCATACCTATTCCTTTGTACTTAACAGTTCTTTTTACCCCAAGGTCTCCGCCTCGGGCCCTTAATTCTGCTTGTGTTATTTCTAAATTAAACTGATATAAATATTCTTGAGCTGCCCCTACATCAGACCATTCTCTACTTGGCATGCGAAGCAACCTGTACAAAGCGCCATATATAATAGCGTCTCTGTATTGATTAGATATAGTAGTATCTATGTTATTTGAAGTTCTACTAGGCTTAAGTGCAACACTTGCAATGATTTGTTTTGGGCCACTTGCTACAGGTACTATCCAAAATGTACTAGGAGTTTTTTGCAAGTATACGTGTGGATTGCCCGTCCTATCTCTCCAATCTGGATAGTTTAATTCTAGGCTACGGGGGCTTATTGGATCCATATCATTGCCATCGTGGGTCATATATAAAACTTGATGTACTTCTGTCCCAGTAGGTATATCAAAGTCATATTCATACACCCCCGCAATAGTACTAAATGGGTCCATATCCAAAATATAAGCTTTTGATCTTTCGCAGAACTCTATTGTTGCAGCTCTTAAGTTTTGTTCAACTAAAGAGTCTGGGCATAAAGGTACGTAAGGTAAAACTTCTTTAACTAAAGAAGAGTAAGCCGCCACATCTACCTACCTTGCTGTTGTGTCATCACCTTTGGAACAGCGCCTATGTTAGATACTTGATCGTTATTTGGGTCTAGTAAAGTTGAGGATTGTACGCCCTGGCTTATGCTACCTGTGAATAATTGATAATGATTTGAAGCTCTTTGTGCGTTACCTGCGTATTCTGCATCTTTCATGTACGCTCTATACAAAACAAAATCTATAATTGCGTTTGCATAAATATCGTCTACTCCAATAGTACTACTAGTAGCTGTTAGATCGGTTGGGGAAGCTGAGTAAACAACTTCTACATATGCGTTACCCGCTACGCCAGGATAAACATAATAGTTTCTTGGGTCGTCTTCATCGAACATATAATGTTTAACTATAGTAGTATGAGCTGCATCCCCAGAAACAGTTGGGTCATGCCAATCTGGTTCTTGGGTATTTAAAATATCTGGGTTAACAATTCTTATTGCTCTTTTGCCTGTAGCACTTCCACTTGCTGCGGACATGTTTCTTACTACTTTAATTAGCCTAAGGCCCGCACTAGGTAATGTTTGTTTTGTACCTGTTGTAAGTTGTACATTTGTTGTTGTAGCTGAAGACTCAGGTCTAAAGTTTACAATCTCTCTTTGTGCATCGTTTATATACCTAATTAGTTCAGCTTCAGGCCATCTAACACTAGTAGTGTCCTGTAACGTATCTTTAATTCTGCTTAATAAGTTAGCGCCTGTCAGTGTCCCTGCCATAATTTATCCTTACTTTTTTTTCGCTGCTACTTTTTTCTTAGTAGGAGCTTTCTTTTTTTTAGTTGGCGCTACGCCACCGTCATACGCCTCGTTTACCTCTGGTGTAGATGGATCGTCTGCTTGTAATTGACCTTTGTCATTCCTAGCCCTTTTGACCTCCGTGCATCCATTTTGTAAACAGAGTATGCCTAATTCGTTTCCTACTTCTTTAGGTTCTCCAGCTGTTAACCTAACAACTGCTCCCCAAGTTGAAGCTACATACTTATCTTCGTCTGCTACTATCCACATAATTTTTACTCCTTAAATATAGGTGGCCATAACAGCCACCTATAAAATATACCACAATTAATAAGCTACATCTAATCTTATTACACCGAAGTCTTCATTCTGACCAGAAACGTCTGAATGATAAACTGGCTTCTTAAGACCGAATATCTTACCTATTGAAATACCATTTTGGTTGCCATAGTCAAATGTGTCTTCAACTATTTCTGGCACACCGATGTCAGCCATTGCTAGTGCTTGTGCACCTGCGAAGATACATGCAGAGCCATTGATGTTAGCATCAGCTCCCCATTTATATCCAGCAGAACCAGCATTTGATGATGTTCCAGTAGTAGCTCCGTTTGTGTTAAACACATGTCTGAACTCGTGGATCATAATACCGTCAACCATTAGGCTTGAAGAACCTGCGAATAAGCTTGAACCTGGTCCTCTTACTCCAGCCTGTCTTACGTTAGCAAGAAAATCTGAATCAAGTTTTAGGTCAGCCATAACTTGAGGTGTCACAAACAAGTGATACGTCTCGTCATTTCCAGCTCCTCTTAAACCTCTAATGTAGTTGTCTTTAGCGTAAGCTTTTAAGTCAACAAGAGCACCATAGCTAAGTTTGTCAGCTGCAGCAACTGCAGTAACATCACCAGCTACAATACCATTAGTGGCATCGAATCTTCTATGTCTATTAGAAGTTGGGGCTGTTATATCCGATCCAAACGCTAGATCATTAAGGTTTTGTCCTGAGTTCATAACAGGTCTTAATGCGCCATTGTTTTTAAGGTTATAGCCTACTCCACTTAGAGTTAAGAATGCTAATTGGTCCATTCTGTCAGCCATTGCATAAGCAAGTGCATCTCTTGAATGTTCCCTAAAGTTCACAACAGATTTTTGATCAGCCAATCTACCAGATAGTCTGTTCGCGAATCTTAATTGATCAAGTTGTACAACTATGTCGTAAGCTCTTAGTGCCTCTTCATTACCTTCTAAAGTATTGTCACCAACGATACCATCACCAGTCATGTCAGCTAAAAGTGTTAATACAGCTCTAGCTCCTTTTTCTGATTGAGTAAGTTCAGATATTCTCTGAACCATTGCGTTAGATCCGCTACCTGCGAATTGGTTAATGAAAGACATATTTCTTGCAACACGCCAAAAATCCCTAGACCAGATCGTTAATTGTTCACTGGTTAGAGAAGCAAAGTTAGTATTTGCCATGATAATATCTCCTTATCATTAAAGTTTAATAACCAGTCGACTTTTGGAGCGACTTTTATCCGTATACCCACTATCGTGCGGGAAACGCTCTCGTTATTTACGGAATACGAATCCGGTCAGTTTAACGCCATGACAGGCGAAAACGATTTTTTACAGGAACGACCCTGGTCAATTATCGTATTGACGGACGAACTTACTTAATTTATATCACAGTTTATCCGAAATCTCCACGCATTCTACGTAAAGTTTCATCTGGTAAAGCATTAAATTCATCAGAAGATAGCAAATCCACATCTACTTTTTTATCAACTTTGTTCTTCCCTTTTAAAGCAGGCGGCTGTGATTCTGCTGCTTGTAGTTTTTTAGTGGTGTTAGCTACTTTTTTCTTTTGTGCAATTTGTGGGTCTACTTTAGGAGCTACCGGTTCTACTACAGGGGAACCCATAACATACTTACTAGCTTTATCTAAGGCATCTGCGCCAGAAAAACCTTGTACCATAAAAGCATCTCGTAAATCTAAAACTTCTTGAGTTTTAACTTCATCAAAATTTGCGTGGGTTTCATTTAGCTCAGGGTATTTTGTTGCTAGTTCAGCTGCTTTAGTTTGAAGAGCCATAACTTCTGTACTTTGTTCTACAGTCTTGCCCATTTGATTTTGTACTTCAAACATCATTTGTTCTTTTTCTGCTTTTCTAATTTCTTTTCGTAAACTAGTAGCTTTTTGAGATTCTCCGTTTAACACGTGTTCTTGATACTCAACTTCTTTTGCATCAAAATCGTACTCAGGTGATTCTGAAATTGTTTGTACGGGATTAGTAGCCTCTTCTAGTTTTTTAGCTAATGCTTTTTGTTTTGCTAAAACTTCATCAAACCTAGATTTTGGTATCATTGGCTCCTTTGGCGTGTCAACTTCTTCCGGTACTCTTCCTTCAGGTTGTTGTGTATTTTCGTCATCTTCTGCCAATACTGTTTCTTCTCCTGAATCTTCTGCGACTTCGTCTGTAGCTTCAAGCTCTTCTGTTTCTGCTTCCTCTTCAAGCTCTTCTGTTGGTTCTTCTTCAGCCTTAAGTTGCTCGACTTCTTCAATTTCTGCCTCCTTGGGAAATTCTACTTCATCGTCTTCTTCAGTAGTTTCAAAATTCATATCTACTTCAAAAGGTTTACTTTCTTCTTCGCTTATCGGATCTGCACCCGGCATAGTTTCAAAGACTACTTTGTCTTCAGTTTGATTATCTTTTGCCATTATTATTACCTCCTGTAGGTTTTACGGCAGCTGCGGCCATCTTAACTGCAGCTTGTACATCGGTTTGTTGTTTACGCATATCATTTGTTATTGCTGACAAACGTTCACGCAAATCAAGTTCCTCACGTTTTTGTTGTAGTTTACTTTGTAATTCAGCAACCTTCAACTGCGGCTCGGCTTCCGCTTGTTCTACTTTTGCAGCATTTAGTGCTGTTTCAGATTGTAACTTAGTCACTTCTGCTTCTAATTTAGCAATCTCAAGCTGCGTGCTTCTGATTTGTGATTCCATTTGGAACTCTTGTAATTGTACTTCTTGTTCAGAAGGTGGAGCGGTCCCTTCTTGTCTTCTTATTCTGTCTGCTATATCAGCTTTTCTAGATAAGTGCGAATACTCTACTATCATATCATTTGGTATAGGCACTCCAACATTTCTAAGTTCAATAGCTTCTGCG